AATCGTCGTTGCGATAACACACATGAGCCATGCGTGTTGAAACGCATCAATAGCCGGTGGGGAAATGATTTCAGGAATCTGCAGCTTTTCCGTTGCCTGCGCAGTTCGGCCCACGTTAGCCCGTGGCGCGGTCGACGTGCCGCCTTGGCCAGCGAGGCCACTCACGACAAAACGCCCCAACGTGGCGAACGTGGGGCGTTCTGGGCCAAGTCCGTGGCCGCTACCGATCTGGGCGTGGTCATTCGTGGGGCCGTTCGTCGCGCGGACGCGGGGCCAGCGGCGGGTCAAGTTCGTCGGCGACCGCCAGCAGGACGTCGACCAGGTCGTGCGCATCGAGATGGCTCGAGCGTCGCCCGGCGTCCAGTTCCCGCTGGATCGCGGCGGTTACCTTGCGAATCGCATCGGCGAGTTCGTTCATGGTTGGTGTTCCTCTCAGCCGTTGATGGTGAATTGGCCGCGTTCGGTTTTGACGAACCGGGATTCGTTCCCCTTGCTGGCGATCTCCCGAAGGATCGCGCTGTACAAGGTCGCGTGCGGCGTCTTGCCGCCGGGACTCGTCCAATACCCTTTGGCCGCCATCGCATCCACCATCTGCTTCGTGTTCAGCGGTTCGGCCGATTCCTCCAGCACCTTGGCCGCCGCGTCGAGGGCGCTCAGCCGTTTCACTTTGGGCTCCGACTTGACCTTCGCCTTCGTGGCGGACTTGGCGGTCTCGGCGGGCACCGTGGTTTCCACCACCTGGTCGGCGCTCGTCTCTTCGACGACCTTGATCGTGCGCGGCTTTGCGGTCCTCTTGTTCGCGGCAGTCTTCGTGCTGGTATTCTTGGCGGTAGTGGTCTTCTTCGTAGCCATCGTTCGTCTCCTCGGAATTGGGTTGAGTGGTTTGGCTGCCAATCTCAGGCGGCGGGAACCACCCGCCGCGACGCAGCGACCCGTGTCGCTCGCGTTTCGGCTTCAGTACGCGACGTCCCAGGCTCGCTTCGATCCGTATCCAAGCTGCCCACCTTCGACGATGATGACCACCTGGTCGGTGTCGACGTCCTCTTCGTCCTCGTCTTCATCCCGGTCGTTGATCTCGCATCCCGAGGCGAGGCCGGCAATGCGGTTCTCGAAAGGCCAGTTCTGCTGCGTCATCAAACGCACCTCGCAATCGCCACCCAGCTCGTCGCGGTACTCCTCGAGGCGTTCAATCAATTCGTCGATCGTCATGGTCTGGTTCCTTGGTGTTGGGGGTTACTCGGCGTAGATGTGGTCGGCGAGCCCGGCGGCGAGGAAGTCCACAATCGCGCGGGCCAGGTCGGTGGTCGCGTCGACGTCGAGCCCGCGGTCCCAGTTGAAAACCGTCTTCTTGTCTTCCAGCCGCTGCAGCCAGAGCTTCGAGATGCGGCTCTTGCCGAGTTCGTATTCCTCGCACTCGGCGTGTTCGGGGAAGACCAGAGCGTCGAAGCGGTGTCCGGAAATCGTTCCGCATACCCAGGTACCGCCACCCGAAGCGCGGCGGGTGGTCTTGGTGATCTTCAGGTCGTCTCCCAGGTCGAATTCGAAGGGGTCGTTCGTGCTGGCCATCGTCTTTTCTCCGTGTTGGGTGTTGTGGGGAATTCGCTTCCGATGACACACATGAGCCATGCGTTTGAAACGACATCAAGCGCGGTTGGCGGAATGTTCGCAGGAATCTGGAAGGTTCTTTTTGGCCCGGAAAACGCTGGGAAAACGCACCAATCGCGGAGTACGCGCTACGTTGGCCCGTGTGGCGACATGTCGGGAACTGGCCCCTTACTGTGGATCTACCGGACCGCGCCCCACCGTGGCGAAACTGGGCCAACGAATGGCCGGCAAACGAGAGCACCACGGGCGTCAGTCGCGAAGGACCAGGAAGGGAGGCAGGGATGACCACCGAACCGACGCCCGTTGATCCGAACCGGCTCACGCCAGAGCAGGCGGCCAAGCTGCTCTCGGCGGCCGCCAAGATCCGCATTCCGGTCGAGCAGATTGCTGAGGACCTGGAGGCCGGAGCGCCGCGGAATGCAGACGGCACGCTCAACCTTGTGCACTACGCCGCGTGGATCGCGAAGGAGCTGGGCCGTGGCGACTGATCCAAGACGACTTCGCCCCAGCGAGCTATGCCGCCTGCTGAACTCGACACCTCTGGGCGAGGTGCTCAGCGAGCGGCAGCTGCACCGACATCGCACCCGCGCTGGAAATCGGATTGGCGATGGTCGGCACGTCGACTTGCTGCGTTACGTGGCGTGGCTCGTGCAAACGCGGCATGCACCACCGCGCGAGTCCCAAGGCGACACCTACGAACGCATGAAGGACCGGGCCCGTGCTCGCAACGTTGCGTTGGCGATCGCGGGTCGCGACATTGGCGACCTCCCTGTCGTTGCCGACCCGGATCGCAAGGCACGTGCGGAGTCTGACTTTCAGTACTTCTGTGAGTCGTACTTTCCACTCACGTTTCACCTACCTTGGTCGGCCGACCATCTGAAGGTCATCCGGAGGATCGAGCAGGCGGTGATGCGAGGTGGCCTGTTCTCGATGGCCATGCCGCGCGGGTCGGGCAAAACGACCATCTGCGAGTGCGCCTGCATCTGGGCGGTGCTCAATGGCCATCGCGAGTTCGTGTGCCTCATCGGCAGCGATGAGGGGCACGCGATGGACATGCTCGAGTCGATCAAGATGGAACTCGATGGCAACGAACTGCTCTTGGCCGACTACCCGGAGGTCGTCTTCCCGATTCAGGCACTCGATGGAATCGCCAATCGCTGCAACGGGCAGCTTTACAAAGGCCAGCGGACCCACATCGGATGGACCGCCAAGGAAGTGGTGCTTCCGACAATGCCTGGCAGTGTGGCCAGCGGAGCGATCATCAAGGTTGCCGGCATCACGGGGCGCATTCGCGGAATGAAGTACAAACGAGCGGACGGCAAGACGGTTCGACCTTCGCTGGTCGTACTCGACGATCCGCAGACGGATGAGTCGGCCCGGTCGCTTTCCCAGTGTGCGACGCGGGAGAGCATCCTGGCGGGTGCCGTGCTTGGACTTGCTGGTCCCGGCAAGAAGATTTCTGGCATCATGCCTTGCACCGTCATCCGGCCCAGCGACATGGCCGACAACATTCTCTCCCGCGACAAGCACCCGGAATGGAATGGCGAACGCACCAAAATGGTCTACTCGTTCCCGACCAACGAGACGCTCTGGAAACGATACGCCGAGCTGCGTGCCGAGAGCATGCGGGAAGGAAACGCAGGTGAGGCAGCCACCGAGTTCTACCGCGCCAATCAGGAAGCGATGGACGAGGGATGCGTCATCGCGTGGCCAGAGCGATTCAATCACGACGAGTTGTCAGCCATTCAGCACGCGATGAACCTGAAGCTTCAAGACGAAGCTGCGTTCTTCGCGGAGTACCAAAACGAACCGCTGCCGGAAATCGCGGCGACCGATGATGAGCTGACCGCCGATCAGATCGCGGCCAAGACCAACCGCATGCAGCGCGGCGAAGTGCCGGTCGGCTGCAATCATCTCTCGATGTTCATCGACGTGCAGGCCAACCTCCTTTTCTATCTGGTGGCAGCCTGGGAGGAAGATTTCACGGGTTATGTGATCGACTATGGGACCTGGCCGGACCAGCATCGACACTACTTCACACTGCGCGATGCCCGCGTGACGCTTTCCACGGTCACCAAGAGTAACGGGATCGAGGGAGCCATCTTCGCGGGTCTCGAATCGCTCACTGGCAACCTGCTGCAGCGAGATTGGAAAAGAGATGACGGCGCGATGCTGCGAATCGATCGCTGCTTGATCGATGCCAACTGGGGCTCATCGACCGATGTGATTTACCAGTTCTGTCGCCAATCGGCCCACGCGGGAATCGTGATGCCCAGTCACGGGCGATTCGTCGGCGCTTCAAGCCAGCCATTCTCGGAATACAAACGGCGACCTGGGGACCGCGTTGGGCACAACTGGCGGATCCCGAACGTGCATGGCAAGCGCGCCGTTCGCCATATCGTCTACGACACCAACTACTGGAAGTCATTCGTGCACGCGCGACTCGCCGTGCCGATGGGCGACCGTGGTTGCCTGTCGCTGTTCGGAGAGTCCCCGGAGCCGCATCGACTGATCGCCGAACACCTCACCAGCGAGTATCGGGTGAAGACAGAGGGGCGTGGTCGGACAGTAGACGAATGGAAGATGCGACCCGAGCGGGATGACAACCACTGGTTCGACTGTCTGGTGGGATCTGCCGTCGCCGCGTCGCTCCAAGGTACGGCGCTGCTTGGCATGGAGGCGAGCTCTCAGAAGCGTCGGGAGCGTGTCAGCTTCGCCGAGCTGCAGCGGAGGAACCGACGATGAGTACCGCAACGCAGCAACCAAACTCGAACGGCATCCGTTGTCCGCATTGCGGCTGTTGTCACTTCTACACGACGAACACCGAGCCGCTGCGTGACGGACGCATTCGACGTCGCAAACGATGCCGTCATTGTGGACGCCGTATCGTCACCTACGAAGCCGCGATTCAGGTGAAGAAGTCGATGGATCGCTAGATGTAGCAGTTCCGAAAGAAATCTCTCGTTTCTTCCGTCAACTCGGCCCGTCGTCCGGTAGGTCCAACAGTAGGTGACCATGTTTCGCCTTCTGACCGGAGACATTCTTCGTGGCCGACGATCTCGCAGACACCATTCGTGACAACGCCCAGGGACCAGCGAAGGCTGCGGGCGATGCGGGCAGCGTCGAGCAGCACAAGCTCTCGGATCAGATCGAAGCGGATCGTTACCTCGCCTCCAAAGAGGCAGCCAAGTCCAAGAAGCGTGGATTGGTCCTTAACAAGCTCGTGCCGCCGGGAGCCGATTGACCATGCTGAATTGGTTATCCAATCTGCTCCCCAAGAGCAAGACGACACGGTTGCATACGCGGACTGTCGTTCGCGGACGCTACGATGCGGCCGTCACCAACGAGGACAACCGCCGGCACTGGGCGAACGCAGACGGATTGTCAGCGAACAGCGCGAACGGTCCCGAGGTGCGGCGTGTGCTGAGAAACCGCGCCCGCTACGAGGTGGCCAACAACTCGTACGCCCGAGGCATCGTTCTGACGCTGGCGCACGATGTGGTTGGAACCGGTCCGCGATTGCAGCTGCTGACCGATGACGCGGAAGCAAACCGTCGCATCGAACAATCGTTCATGCAGTGGGCCAAGGTGGTTCGCTTGCCCGAGAAGCTCCGCACGATGCGGGCCGCTCGCGCGACCGACGGCGAGGCCTTCGCGATTCTGACCAACAATCCGGCGTTGATGACCGATATCCAGCTCGACCTGCGCTTGGTCGAGGCGGATCAGGTGACGACGCCTGACCTCAACCGAATCTCCAGCCGCTCGGTCGATGGCATCGTCTTCGACGGCGCAGGAAATCCGACCGAGTATCACGTGCTTCGCAGCCATCCCGGTGATGGTGCGTCCGCACTGATGCGTGATTACGACCGCGTTCCGGCAACTGCCGTGGTGCATTGGTTTCGCGCTGATCGCCCCGGACAGGCTCGTGGCATTCCCGACATCATGCCGGCGCTGCCGCTATTCGCGCAGCTTCGCCGGTTTACTTTGGCAGTGCTCGCTGCCGCCGAAACCGCAGCTGAATTCGCGGGGATTCTCTACACCGACGCGCCGGCCAACGGTGAAGCGGACGCCGCCGAACCGTTCGAACCGATCGAGCTCGAAAAGCGAGCCCTGCTGACGATGCCCGGCGGCTGGAAGATGAGCCAGATGCAGGCCGAGCAGCCGGCGACGACTTATGCGGAGTTCAAGCACGAGCTGCTCAACGAAATCGCTCGCTGTCTGAACATGCCCTACAACGTCGCCGCTGCGAATTCGTCTGGCTACAACTACGCCTCCGGTCGGCTCGACCATCAAACCTATTTCAAGGCGATCCGCGTCGAGCAGTCGCATCTGGAGTGCGTCGTACTGGATCGCATTCTCGCTGCGTGGTTCGACGAGGCCGCGCTGCTTCCCGACTTTCTCCCCGCGGGCCTCGGGCCGATCGCGGATTGGCCACACCAGTGGTTCTGGGACGGTCACGAACACGTCGATCCCGCCAAAGAAGCCAGCGCGCAAGCCACGCGTCTCGCCAATCACACCACCACGCTCGCGGATGAGTACGCGAAGCGTGGACTCGATTGGGAAGTGCAGCTTCGGCAGCGAGCCAAAGAGCTCGCGCTGATGAACGAGCTCGGGCTGGCCGCAGCTCAGTCGCAACCATCACCCTCAACGGAGACTCCGGATGAAGCCGAACAGGAAACCCCAGCCTCCGAAGCCTGAGCAGATCGTGGCCCCCACCAATCTCAGCTTCACCACCAGCGCAGTCATCGACCTCGATGCCGCAGCGGACGGAGCGAACAGCTCGCTGCCGAAGTTCCGCATGGTCGCCTACACGGGCGGCCCGATGCGAGTCAGCGGTTGGCGGTATCCGGTGATCATCGATCTAGCTGGCCTCGCGATTCCCTCGCAGGCGCGACCGATTCGCTTCGGGCACGATCCGTTGGCCGGTGTTGGGCACACCGATGCCATCCGCGTCGAGGACGGACAACTCGTCGCGACGGGCGTCGTCTCCAGGGACACTCCAGCCGCTCGCGAAGTGGTGGTCAGTTCCAAGAACGGATTCCCATGGCAAGCGTCCGTGGGAGCCAGTGTGGAGGAGTTCGAATTCATCAAGGAAAGCCAGAAGGTCATGGTGAACGGTCGGCAATACAGCGGGCCGCTCAACGTGGTGCGGAAGGCATCGCTTGGCGAAATCAGTTTCGTAGACCTCGGGGCGGACGGAGCGACCAGCGCGAGCGTGGCGGCCAATGCCCATTCACCAACAGGAGAACCAGTCGTGGAAGAATCGATCGTCACGCCTCAGGAAGAATTGACTCAACCTGCACCGGAACCTCAAGTTCAGCCTGCTTCCGCCCCGGTGGCTCCGGCACCTCCCGCACCTGCTCAGTCCAGCGGCGTCGAAGCCATCCGCGCCGAACAGGCGGCTGAGACCGAACGGATCGCCGGGATTCGCCGCATTTGCAACGGACGCATGCCGAGGCTGGAGGCTCAGGCGATTCGTGAGGGCTGGACCGAACAACGCACCGAGCTGGAAGCTCTCCGCGGGCAGCGGCCTGCCGTAGCCGCAGTTCATGTGGCGGACAACACCGTTACCGCTGCAGTGCTCGAAGCGGCCTGTTGTCTCTCGGCCGGGCTCAGCGATCTGGAACGCGACGCGGACCAACAAGCCCTGGAGCTCGCCGAGCGGCGATTCCGTGGCGGCATCGGACTGCAGGAACTGCTGCTCGAAGCGGCCTGGGCCAACGGTTACACCGGTCGCAATTTCCGCGATAGTCGAAGCGTGCTGCGGTTCGCGTTCGGACACAGCCTCGAAGCATCGTTTTCCAACATCGACATCGGTGGCATTCTTTCGAACGTCGCCAACAAGTTCCTGCTCGATGGATTCTTCAGCGTCGAACGCACTTGGCGGAACATCTGTGCTGTCCGGAACGTGAGCGACTTCAAGACCGTGACCAGCTATCGCCTCGTCGGGAAGGACCAGTACGAACTGGTCGCGCCCGGCGGTGAGCTCAAGCACGGGACGTTGGGCAACGAGCAATACACCAACAAGGCCGATACCTACGGTCTGATGCTCTCGATCGATCGTCGCGACATCATCAACGACGATCTGGGTGCCATCACCACAGTGCCCCGCAAACTCGGTCGTGGCAGTGGCCTGAAGATCAACGACATCTTCTGGTCCACGTTCATGAACAACGCAAGCTTCTTCACCGCAGGGAACAAGAACTACCTGACCGGTGCGGATACGGCGCTCTCCATCGACGGACTCACCAAGTCCGAGGTGGCCTTCATGGACCTGACCGACACTGACGGCAAACCGATCGGCATCATGCCGTCGATCATGCTCGTTCCCACAGCGCTTTCGGCGATCGGTTCGCAGCTGTTCAAGTCGCTGGAGCTACGCGACACGACGGCAACCACCAAGTTCCCCGTTGCCAACCCGCATCAGGGCAAGTTCCGAGTCGAGGTCAGTCGTTACCTGGCCAACACCAGCTACACGGGCAACTCGGCCAAGGCGTGGTACCTCCTCGCCGAGCCGACCGACCTGCCGGTGATCGAGGTTGCGTTCCTCAACGGTCAGGAAGCGCCGACGATCGAAACGGCCGACGCGGACTTCAACGTGCTGGGGATCCAAATGCGTGGCTACCACGACTTTGGCGTAGCACTGCAGGACCCGAGAGGAGCCATCAAGAGCAAGGGCGAAGTGTAAGCCCGCTGAACGAGACCATTTGAAACTCAAGGAGACAGATTCATGCCTCAGGCAACTTTTGTTCACGACGGCAAGTACATCGACCACACGCCCGCGGGTGCGCTCGCGTCCGGGGACGTGGTCGTCCAGGGCGACCTTGTGGGAGTCACTGTTCGGCCGCTTGCTGTGGGTGAGCTTGGTGCGCTCGCTGTCGATGGCATCTTCGACTTCACCAAGAACACCGGCGTGGCCTACACGGTCGGCACCATCCTGTACTGGGACGATACCAACAACGTCGTGACCACGACCGCGACCGGCAACAAGCAGATCGGCAAAGTCGTCCGCGCCGCTGGCACGACCGACACCACGGTCCGCGTGCGGCTCAGTCAGTAGCCAGAGTGTTGTTCCGATTTCACTTTGTTTTCAGGTCCTTCGAGAGAAACCATTCATGAAACGCTTTTTGCTTCTCGGTGCTGTGCTGGCCGCTGTCGCTTTCGCCAGTGCTCCCAGTCAGGCCGACGCGGCCTGTGGTCGTCTTCGCGCTCGCGTGCGTGGCGTCGTGACTTCGCCGGTTCGTTTGATCCGAGCTATTCGACATCGCCACTGCGATTGTGGACCGGCATGCGATTGCCGCGCCGCTGCAAGTAGCAGCCGTGCCGCTCATTAAGGCGACGTCCAGTTGATGTTTCGTTCCGAACAGCCAGAGGTAAGCCACGTGAAGCAGATGTTGTTGGTTCTAATTGCCTGGGGCAGTTTCGCCGCCGTGGCTTGGTCGCAGTCGCTGGAGTGTCCGGATCGCCGTCTGGCAGTTGACCTGCCCAAGGAGATCCGCACGTGGTTTCGCAACCCCGACGGCTCCTGCGTGCAGTGCTCGATCGGGATGTGCGGTGTGGACCAAAACGTCCCTGAGGCGGCCACGTTGCTATGGGACACCGAGTACGGCAAGCGGGAGCGAGGAGGCTCGGGACCTTCACGGGTGTCGGAGTACTGCCACAGGCGCGGCATCCGCGCCTTCAACGTCACCGGCCAAAGCACCTGGGACTGGATGAAGTGGGCCGCCGTGACCGGGCGCGGTGCGGCCATCGGTGCAGGCACGGCACATTTCCAAACGCTCATGGGCTACGACCCGCAGAGCGGCACCTGGTACGTCTGCGACAACAACTCGCCGAGCCGCATCGATGCCTATGACGAGGCGTCGTTCAGGCGATTGCATCTGGCCAGCGGGCAGTGGGTCGTGATTCTCGACTATCCGCCACACCCGGAACGCCCGCGCTACTACCGGTGGTGGTGAACCCGATTCAAGCCATTTCATGACAGGAGATTCTTCGATGCGAGCATTGGTGCTTTTCGTTTCGTTGTTCGCGGCCATGCCGCCCATGGCGTTGGCACAGTCGCCTCCGGAGGTGGATCAGGCCGAGGTGATGCGATTGGGCGACATGGTCCAGAGCGTGGGTGAAAACGTCCGGGCTTCGGGCGACGATGCCTTTGTGACCGCCATGGGCCCGCCGGCCAGCGATGCAGACAAATGGTTCATCAGCGTGCTCTCGATGAAGGGCTGCGCCGGGTGCGAGAAACTCAAACAAGACTGGGCTACCAATCCCTGGCTCTTGGCTCTCGCCAATCCAACCGATCCGAAGCAGTCGTGGTCGCATTACAAGGTCTACGACAAGGACGATCGCAGCCAGGCGTTTCGTTTCGAGAACATCAAGGTCACTGCGTATCCGACGATTCTGGTGCAACCACCTCGCAGCGAACGATACGGCGATCCCGCAACCGTGGTCTACCAGGGCGTGTACTCCGGAGACCCCGAGAAGCAGGCTCGCGCGATCACCAGTGCCATTCGCCAGTACATCTCGAAACTGCAGGCACCGCCGACGCCGGCGCACACAGGCGATACCGGCCAAGTCGCAGCAGATCCTCCGTGGCAGCCGACGCCGCGCGTCGATCCCTGGCAACCCCAGCCACAAACAAACCCGCAGTTTCCGCTATTCGATCCGTCCATCCCTCCACAACCTCCCGCTCCCGTGCCGGTGCCTGGGTTCCCCTGGTCGTCGGTGCTGACGCTGATTGCGGCCGGGTTTTCACTTCCGGCGGCTGTGGCTCTGGTGGTCTGGGCGGTGTCGTTCATTCGGGCTCGCCGTCAAGCTGCTGGTAAACCGCCGATCGTCGATCAGCAGACACTCGACCAGGTGCTGGCGCTGCTCAAGCAACTTGCTGAGAGTCAAGCCAAGCCCTCGTCGAGCGGCGTCTGACCGAGGAGGTTCGCGATGGCTGACCTTCTTCAGGCAGGACAGGAGTGGCTCGCCGACCAACTGAAAGAACACGCCTCACGCGAGGTCGTCTACCAGCGCGGAGCGCAGCAAGTGACGGTCCAAGCCACGATCGGTCGCACGCTGCTGAAGCTCGATGACGGCTACGGCGGTGTGCGGATGGAGTGGACCGATCGCGACTTCCTGATCCAGGCCGCCGACCTGATGCTTGGCCCGGCGACCGTAACGCCCGAGCGGGGCGACCGGATTCGGGAAACGGTCGGAGTCAACACGTCGGTGTTCGAAGTCATGGCCTACGGCGGCGAGCCGCCGTGGCGCTTCAGTGACCCGTTCGGAAAGCTGTTGCGGATTCACACCAAATTCATTGGCATCGAGTCGTAATCGGGGACACCACGCGTGGGAATGCAGGCCGTCACACTCAGCAACTGGCAATCGCTCGGAACCTATCCAGTTCCTGGCGGACCCTATGATCAGAACCAGCTGGGTCTGGGTTCGCTGATGGTCCGTCGCAACGACGCGGGAAACACAGGTAAATGGATCGGCCCCTCTCCGGTCGCCGTAGCTCGTCCGTTCGAGCAGTCGCTGTCGATTCCGCCCAATTGGCTGCACGTGATTCGCTGGTCCAGCACCAAGGACTGGGTGTTCTACGGAGACAACGCGGCGGCTGCCGCCACGCGCCGCATCGGACTGTATCAGTTCGACCGGGCCACGCAGCAGTTTTCCTGGGAAGGCGCAATCATACTCACTTTCCCTAGCGCCACCAACCACACGCTGCGGTCGATGCGCGTCACTTACGACAAGCACAATGCGGGCACCGTGGCGGTCAGCGGAACCACGGTCACGGGCACCGGTACAACGTGGCAAACCGACGGCGCATGCGTCGGCAACCGCATTGGATTCGGCTCGACCGATCCCATGCAGATCTCGACCTGGTACGAGATCACGGCGATTGGCTCGAACACGTCGCTGACGCTGGACTCTTCGCCTGGCACGCTGGCCGGCGGCACGGCGTATGTGATTGAGGATCTGCGCGTCGTGGCCGCGACGACCAACGCCACTGCAACCAACGGCGGCCTTTTCGTTGCCAAGGGTCTGCGACCCGAGATCTTCATCCCCGCGGGCACGGCGATCCCAGCCGCGACGACGGTGGACAACATCCGCGCCGTTTATTGGCTGGCTGATGCCGGGACGGTTACGAACACCGTGGCTGCAGGCACGATGCTCGAACCAGCGGCGAGCAAGGCGACACATCATTGCTGGGTGGTCGACGGTACGACGTCGATCAAGCTGTTCAAATACAACCTACGAGCGGCGCTGACACTCACCGCCGGCAAGGCGACCAACGCATTCGTGTTGGCGTCGGCCGCGCAAGCGGTCACGGGCACGGGTTCGCAGACCAATAACGGCCGCTACGCCGTCGCCAATCACGGACCAGGCAGCGGCCAGGGCTGCGGCTACCTGGTTACCACTACCCGTATCTATCGCACACTGCCCATGGCAACCATCACCAATGGCGGCCCGTGGCAAGCCGATGCGGCAACGGAAGTTCCGCCTGGCGGTACGAACACGTTCGCCGCCACCGGCGCGCTGGCACAGATCGAGTACCTCGACTCTATCGACAGGTTTCTGGTCATCAGCACGGGGGCCACGAGCTTTCGTTCGTACCTGACGCAGTATCGCACCGATGGCGGGCAGTTCGACCGCATCCTGTTTGTTAGCACTCGGCAAATCGATCAAGCCAATGCCGACAGCGCCAGCACCCCGCATCCCAACATTCTCGAAGGGCAGCTCTCGACTCGGGTCGAAGGGGGTATGGCGTTCACGGCGCGAGTGTCGGCCACTGCGACCGGCATCCTCTATGCCTTCCCCATCGCAGGCGATTGGGAGTACGCCGCATCAAGCGACCAACGCATCGTGCTACCCAAGATGGAAACGCCGGCGGCGGACCGTCTGCGGCGAGTGCTGGTTTCCCACGCACAGGTGCTGGGCGGCGCGACGGCCCAGAATCTTGGACTCGCGACCGAACCGCTGCGAATCCTGTATCGCACAACCGGAATCGCTGACAACAGCGGCCAGTGGACGGTGCTCGACGATAGTGGCGACCTGTCGGCCGTCTCGCCCGGAACGGCGATTCAGTTCGCGCTCGAGTTTCGCACGGTCGGTCTGACCTGCATTCCAGCCCGCGTCTATGCGGTCACGCTCGTTTACGACGACACGAGCACGGACTCGCATTATCAGCCGAGCGTGGGTCAAAGTTCGACCGCGAGCAAGCGGTTCGCCTGGCGACAAGCGGTGGCATTCGGCGGCAGCGTGCCCGCGCTACGGATTCGCCTCTACGACGCCGTGTTCGGGACACTGCTCCTGGACGACAACACCGACACGCCTACCGGCACGTGGGAGCGTTCAACCAACGGCGGTGCCGCGTGGTCGGCTTGGATCAACGCCGACAAGACCAACGAGACGACTTACGTCCGATACACACCAGCGTCGCTGGCCGACAACATCCGCGTTCGCGCGATCTTGACCCAGAAGTGAGCACCAATATGGCCCTCGATGACATCTTGATGGACGTCGGCGACTGGGCCGGGCTCATGGATGAGTTGCCGGCCGAGGCGCTGGTCACGCTGCCCGACATCCTGACCGAAGGCGGCACCAATAGCGGCGCTGCGCTCGTCGAGGTGCCCATCGTCGCCACAGTGTCCGGCGGTATCTCCCGCTCCCGTGTGCAGGGAGATCATTAACCATGCGACAACGCCAACAGAATTCGACCGTCTACCCAGTGACTTTCTTCCTTGTGCAATCTGGCGACCACATCACAGGCCTGGCTGGTGCGATGCCAATTGTGACCATCTCGAAGAACGGTGCCGCATTCGCGTCTGCATCAGGAACCATCGCCGAAATCGGCAGCGGCTGGTATGCCTGGGCGGCCAACACGTCCGACCGCAGTGCGTTGGGGGAACTCGCCGTACATGTCGAAGCGACTGGAGCAGATCCTGTCGACTTCAATCTCGAAATCGTCCCCTGGGATCCGTTTGATGCCAACCTCGGCTTGAACCGCCTGGACGCTGCTGTGACGAGTCGTGCGTCCGCTGTGGACTACACCGCTGTCCGAGCCGCCAAACTTGACAACCTGGATGCCACGATCAGTTCCCGCAGTACGCTCACTGCGGCGAACGTCTGGACCAACGCAACTCGCACTCTCACGGCAGCCACGAATCTCACCTCGACCGGAGCCGCGATTCCGCTGACACCAGGCGGGCTCGTTTCCTCCGACGTCCTGGCGATCAGCGGAGATTCACTCGCCGCCGACGAACTGGAAAAGTGCCTCGATGGAACTGGCGGCGTCTTCACCGCCGACATCTCGGGCGACCTTACGGGAACCGTCTTTCAGGTCACGACGGTCGCGAGCGTGACCAATGGCGTGACGCTCGTGGACGGAGCCATCGGAGCCACCAAGTTTCAGGCCAACGCGATCACGGCCTCGGCTCTGGCGACCGACGCCACGCTGGAAATTCAGTCGGGACTCGGAACGCTGGCCAACCAGACGACGATCATCGCCTTCGTGGATGAACTCGAATCGCGATTGACCCCGGTCCGAGCCGCGAATCTCGACAACCTCGATGCGACGATTTCTTCGCGACTGGCGAGCAGCGCGTACACCGCACCGGACAACAGCAGCATCACGCAGATCGAATCCGTACTCGATGGCATCACCAGCCTGGCCGCTTGGCTCCGTGCGTTGATTCGAGCGGATGCGGCGGATCCGACGGCCAAAGCCGAGATCAACGTTGGCGGCGGAACGTTCGACGAGGCGAAGCACTCTCTCGAACGTGTGGCGTCGCTGGCCGAGCTGCTGGAAGCGGACCGCTACATCGACACCACGGTGACACCCTGGGCGATGGTCCTGACTCGCAAAGGGAGCGGTGGTCCGGGCGTTGGCGTCGAGCTTTTGCGGCAGGAACTGTTTACGGAGACCGGCGCGGGCATCACGTCCATCTCGAACTTCGTGGGCCGAGCCGTCGTGGGAGGTGGGCCATGAGCCTGATCGGAATCCTGGGAAGGGGTTTCAATGCGACGTTGGCCCCACCGCTGCCGCCCGTGGTCGATCCGCTGCTACTTCAGGTCGCGGAAGCGGTGACGTACGAGATCAATCTCGGCGTCTATAGCCAAAGCGTCGTCGCCGTGCGGTACTACCAACCGCGCTTTGACCTGAAAGAAATGGACGAATTGCACGTTAGCGTCGTGCCCCGTTCGATCTCGGAGAAGCAACTCTCGCGAGCCCTGACCTCGTACGACTGCGGCATCGACGTTGGCATCCAGCAGCGCAGTCCGATGGACCAGGCGACGCTCGACGGCTTGACGTTGCTCGTCGCGGAAATCGCTGAGCGGCTTCGCACCGTTCCGCTCACAGCCTTACCCGACGCGAGGTTGATGGCCCTCAACAACGAACCCGTGTTCGCTCCCGATCATCTCGATGAGTTGCGCCAGTTCACCAGCGTGCTCTCGCTCACCTATCGAGTTTGGAGGTAACCGCCATGGCAAGCGTGGGCTTTGACAAGAAGCAGTTCTTCTTCGATCGGCAGATCGTGATCGACGCGGTGGGGAGGGCTGCTGCCAAGAACCTCTCCAAGGCTGGCAGCTTCATTCGCACCTCCGCGCGATCGTCGCTCAGGCGTCGCAAAGCATCATCGCCGCCCGGTGAACCGCCGAGCGTCCACACGAAAGATCGAGTCGCCACGCTCAAGAACATCTGGTTCGTCTTCGAGCCAGCCAATCGCAGCGTTGTCGTAGGGCCCCTGAAACTCAACGGTTCGCGGCTGGAGGGGAGCAATCGCAAAACGGTGCCATCGCTGCACGAATTGGGCGGAGCTGCAGTCGTCACGAGCCGCAAACGCAAACGTCGTGCGAAGTACGCACCTCGACCATTCATGGGACCAGCGATGGAGCGTGAGCTGCCGAAATTCGTCGGTCTGTGGGGCAATTCCGTCAAATAACAAGGAGGACCTTTCATGGCAGTCAAACTCGGGCTCGATGCCAAGCTCTTTCGCAACACGGGGACCTACGCGACCCCGACCTGGAATGAAATCACGAACGTCCGCGATGTGACGCTCAGCCTGGAAGCGGGTGAAGCCGACGTGACCACGCGCGGCAACAACGGCTGGCGAGCGACAGTCGCCACGCTCAAGGACGGATCGATCGAGTTCGAGATGGTTTGGGATTCGGCGGACGACGATTTCACCTCGATTCGCGACGCATTCCTCAACAAGACCGCGATCGAAATGGCCGTGATGGACGGAGCGATGGCCACGCCGGGATCTCAAGGTCTGCGGGCCAGTTTCATGATCACTAGCTTCAGTCGGAACGAACCGCTCGAGGAAGCCATCACCGTCAGCGTCACCGCCAAGCCCACCTACTCGGCCAATCCGCCCAGCTGGATGACCACGACCTAAGCAACACGGAGGCATCGATGAGAACGTTTACCGACAACGCGGGCCGCACCTGGACCGTTCAGGTCAATGTGGCCGCGATCAAACGTGTTCGCGGCTTGCTGGGGCTCGACCTCTTCAAACTCGTGGACGACGGCTTTCAGGCATTGGGCAAGCTGGTCAGCGATCCGGTTCAACTGGCGGACGTGCTCTTCTGCCTGGTCAAGGACGAAGCGGATGCAAAACAGATCACGGACGAGGAGTTTGGACGTGGTCTGGCGGGCGATTCCATCACGCTGGCAGCCGACGCGTTCGTGGAGGAACTGATCGATTTTTTCCCCGATGCCCGCGCGAGAGCCGGACTTCGGAGGGTGATCGACGCGGGCCGGAAGGTGCGGCAGAGGCTGCTGACGCACGCGGAAACGCTGCTGGAAACGATCGACCCCGAACTCGAGGCGACGAAGTTGATCGCCTCGTTTGGCAACTCGCCGGAGTCATCGGCATCGACCCCGGACCATTCACGCTCCGGGAGCTGATTGCGATGGGCGAGGCCCGCAGCCGCCAAGCCTGGGCGCACACGTCCAGCGTGCTGGCGCTGTTGGCCAACGTGCATCGCGACTCCAAGAAGACGCGGGCCTACAAGCCTGCCGACTTCAATCCGCACATTCGAAAGACGCCAGTGACCATTCAAAAAGTGGGCATCAGCGTCCTTAAGCAAGTGTTCGTCAGCAATCGTAGCGAAGGAACGTAAACGATGGGATTGTCCCAGGGGATTCGAGCCGGCGCGGCCTATGTCGAGCTGTACACGAAAGACAGCCGCCTCGTGAAAGGTCTGCAGGCCGCCGAGAAGAAGCTGAAAGCGTTCGGCGCGGGGATCACCTCCATTGGGACGAAGCTCGCGGGACTGGGAGCCGGCGTCGTCACACCACTGCTCGCTACGACCAATGTCTTCGCCAGTATGGGCGACACCCTGGCCAAGATGAGCGCTCGAACGGGCGTCTCCGTCGAGTCGCTTTCCGAGCTTGGTTACGCAGCCGATCAATCCGGTGCGGACCTGGAGACACTCGAAGCCGCGCTGCGCCGCATGCAGAAACAGGTCGTCGAGGCTGCTGGCGGATCGGAAACCGCCGCCGAATCGTTCGGGCGACTGGGGATCTCGGTAAGTGACCTGGCGAGCCTTTCGCCTGAGGGGCAGTTCAAGCTCATCGCGGACCGGCTCTCACAGATTCAAAATCCGACACTCAAAGCCGCGCTGGCGATGGAAGTGTTCGGCAAGTCGGGAACGAGGCTGCTTCCGCTCATTGCCAACGGTACGCAAGGAATCGAGGAACTTCAGGAACAGGCCAGGCAGTTGGGGCTGACCATTTCGACCGAGGACGCCAAGGCGGCGGAAGTCTTCGGCGACACACTCGACGATCTCTGGAAAGTTCTCAAGAGCATCGCGTTTACAATCGGCTCGGCGCTCGCTCCGCTGCTGATCGAAGCGGCTCAAGCGATGACCCGAATCGTGGTGACCGTCACCGACTGGATCAAGCAGAACAAAGAGCTGGTGGTGTGGGTCTTCAAGATCGCTGCCGCAGCCACTGCTGCCGGAGTCGCCCTGATCGCGCTCGGCACCGCTGTTTCAGGAATCGGTGCGGCGCTGGGTTCCATCGCCACGGTCGCTACCGGCATCGGAGCGGCGATTGCCACATTGGGTTCGATCATCGCCGCCATTCTTTCTCCCATCGGGCTGGTGATCGCAGGCGTCGTCGCGCTGGCGGGGTATCTGCTCTACGTTTCCGGCGTCGGCCAGCAAGCATTGACTTGGCTCGCCGGCGTGTTCATGGATCTGAAGGACGATGCGCTCGCTGCGTTCCAGGGGATCTCGGACGCACTGGCCGCCGGTGACATCGGCCTGGCCGCCAAGATTCTGTGGCTGACGCTCAAGATGGAATGGCAAAAGGGCATCAACTGGCTGCAGGAGAAATGGATCGGATTCAAAGAGGTCTTCCTCTCGATCTGGACCGAAGCGGTGTTCGGTCTGTCGCGGATCATGACCAACGCCTGGGCAGGCTTGCAGTCGTTCTGGACCGAAACGGTCGCCGCCATGTCGACAGCCTGGACCTTGTTTGCCAGTGGAGCCGTTTCCGCCTGGAAAGGCGCGCAGAACATCATCGCCAAGGGCATCGTGCATCTGATGGGAATGCTCGACGACTCGGTTGACGTCGAAGGCACACTGGCCGTGCTGCAGGAAGACTTTCAGCGCGAACAGCAATCGCGACAGCGGGCAACCAATCAGCAGCTCGCCGGCATCGAAACCGGTCGACAACGCCGGCAATCTGAGATCGAAGGGCAGCGGACCGGCACGCTCGATGTTCTGGAGCAGGATCGTCAGCGAGCCCACGCCGACCGCCAACGGCAATTCGATGCCGACCTCAAGGAATCGGAAGACGCCCTCGCGGCCGCGCGCCAGGAGTGGGAAGACGCATTGGCTGAGGCGGCCAGCAAACGCACCGAGGCCGAATCGCGCACGGGACCAGATCGCGTCAAGCAAGCCGAATTGGACTTGTCGGGCCTCGATGAACTGATCGACACGACGCAGCGCAAAGTCGATGTCGTGGGAACGTTCAATCCGCTCGCGGCCGCCAATCTCGGTATCGACTCGCTTAACGAACGGACGGCGAAGGCCAGCGAGCAGGTTGCTGCCAACACCAAGCGGCTCGTGCAGGAGGCTCAACATGGCGGACTGGTGTTCGCGTAAGAAGACACACGTATGGCCACAATCATCGAACGCTACGACAGCCGGGAAGCGACGGAGGGAATCGAGAGCCCTTCGGTCGATCTCATCTACGTGGTCCAGGGAACCGAAGATGACGGAGCCGTGCGCGCGCTGGTGGAGTCTACGATTCCCGCGCTCTACGCCGGGCTGGTGTTCCAGTCCTACCACATCACGCATCAGGGCGGCGGCGTGTGGGAGGTGTCGGTTCGCTACGGCAAGAAGGAGCCCAAGGATACCGGCGACTCATCGTTCTCGTTCGACACAGGCGGCGGAACGACGCATGTCACGCAGTCGCTGCAGACGATCGGCAGCTACGCACCGCCGGGCAAGACCGCTCCGAACTTCCAAGGAGCCATTGGAGTCACCACCGACAGCGTCGAAGGGACCGATATTACGGTCCCGATCTACAACTTCACGGAAACGCACTACATCCCGATCGCGCTGGTAACCGGTGCCTACAAGGCGACACTCTTCTTGCTCACCGGCAAAGTCAACGCCAGCGCGTTCAAGGGATTCGCTCCAGGCGAAGTGCTATTCCTGGGCGCATCGGGCTCGCAGCGTGGTGAAGAAGACTGGGAGATCACCTTCCGCTTTGCCGCCAGTCCCAACGTCACGGGCCTATCGATTGGCCCGATCACCGGCATCGCCAAACGGGGATGGGAGTATCTGTGGGTCCGATACGCCGACGCCGAAGACCAGCACGTGTTGGTCAAGCAGCCGATCGCCGCCTACGTGGAGAAGGTCTACGACGAGGGAAATTTCGCGGGACTTGGAATAGGAACCTGACCGATGGGCGACGCCTTGAAAAAAGTGCAGGCGGGCCAGCGGATGGAGATTCCGGCCGAGGCCTACAACGCTTTCATCGATGCCGTTCGCGAGGAGCGTTCGCGCCGCCATAGTATCGAACAGGAAGCTGGGCTTGAGGTTCGGCAGACCGGCATCATCAAGGTTCGAAATCAAACCGGAACCGATCAGAATCGCTACCACATCCTGGCGCTGCGAAGCCCGATCGTCAGCCCAACGGACAACCTGCAGGAGTTCAAGAACCGGGTCAACCTCGATGGTGTCAAAGCAACCGACCCGAGCAAGCGCGAACGATTTGCCATCCTGCTCGATCCGCTGACAAGCGGCGGCATTGGTCGCGGAATCGTGTCGGGCGTCACGCCCGTCCGTATCAACGTCATCCGCGAATCGGACGCCTATGCCGAGATCGCGACAAATGAGACGGCCCATTTGCGGAGCTCACCCAACGGCCTGACTCGAATCCTGTGGAAGGAGTCGGGCCTTGGTGTGAAGTGGGCTGTGGTGCAATTGAGCGAGCGCCCACGGTTTGGCATCTTCCAGCTCTCGGGAACGTGGCAGGCCTCGGCCACTCCAGACCCAGATGGCTGGATGAAGATGACCGGCTGTCAGCCCGTATTCTATTTCGGCTCGAGCATCACATACGCAGCGGACAATAGCGAGCCAACGGAAACCGTCTGGCACGCGGTGGGCTACCCACCCGCGGAACGGGCCGCCGTCATTTCGCTCCACAAGGCGACGGGGCTCGTGCCCGCCAAGTTCGGCTGTGGCGATTGGGTCTGGTGCATCTGGAATGAGGACGAGTGTCGCTGGCAAGCGCTCGCGCCGTACGAAGACCACTGGCGGTTCAAGCTGCTTAGTCCACTGGCTCGGTGTGGATCTGCTTCCGCGCAGCTCGTGCTCTATCAGTCCGGCAAGTGGTGCCCGGTCTCGCTGTTCTTCACGGTTCACGACCCGGTGGGCATCGTCTGTGCGGACATTTGCCAGCCCGCGAGTGGCACCAGCGGGTGCAACTGCGAATCCGGCGACTCGGTTCCCACAGGTACTTACGGCGTCGCCAAGCATTATGCCGATAGCTGCAAATGGGAAGTTTTGACGCTCGGCGAAGGATGCTGCGAGCCGCCCGCTTCGTCGTCTTCGTCCGGATCATCCAGTTCCAGCGGTTCCTCTTCAGGTTCGTCCAGTTCCAGTGGCTCATCCAGTTCCAGTGCCCCTTCGTCGTCGTCGAGCGGAAGTTCCTCTGGTTCGTCATCCAGTAGCGGTTCCTCGAGCTCGTCAGGTTCGTCGTCCGGCTCGTCCTCCTCTTCGGGCAGCAGTTCGTCGGGCAGTTCCTCCGGTCCATCAAGCAGCGGTCCACAAAGCTGCGTCGCGATCTACGAAACCGATGTGCGGTGCGAAAGCGGCAAGCTGAACGTCTACACGCGGGCCGTTTCAATTTGCCTGTCGGGTTCGACGCTCACTCGATACGAGGGACCGTGGGCCTTCAGCCACCAAGCTGGCTGCTGTTGCTGCGACAACTGCTCAAGTTCCTCAAGTGGTTCTTCGAGTGGATCGTCCAGCGGATCGTCGTCGTGGAGTTCCAGCATCTCTTGGTCATCCAGTGGCTCGTCGTCCGGCTCCTCGTCATCGGCCACCTCGTCAAGTAGCGGTTCGACGTCGTCCAGCGGACCGAGCGGTAGCGGCTCGTCATCCAGCGGACCCAGCAGCAGCTCGCCGTCCTCCAGCGGAGCGAGCAGTTCCAGCGGCACGCCCTCGAGCAGCTCTGGTGGATCAGGTTCCAGCAGTCTCGTTCCAGTTCCCAGCAGCGAAGTCACCGAGATTTAGACAAGAAGGAGTTAACGTCCCATGCGAGTGTTCTTAGTCGGTTATCCGGGCGAGATAGGTGGAGCTAACACCGAGGCGTGGCACACGATCAAGTTGTGGTGTCACTACGGTGTGGATGTCAATCTGATCCCTACATGGCACTGCGACCAGAAATGGCGCGAACGCGTCGCGGCCATCGGAGCAACGACTCACGAGGTTCGTCCCGATGCTCTGGCCAGCGTGCCGAATCTGGCAGGGTCGCCTGTGGTGAGTTTCTGCAACCGCGAGTTCATTGCCCATGCGCCGCGGTTTCGAGAACTGGGCTGCCCGCTGGTCTGGGCCAACTGCATGACGTTTTTGTTCGATCACGAAAAGCAACTGTTCGCGGAGCATGGACCAGCCGATGCGTTCGTGTTCCAGTCGGAGTTTCAACGCCAGCAACTGGAGCCGCAGCTTGAATCCCTGGGCTACTCGCCGGAATGCGGCCACCTGATCCGTGGCGCATTCGACTTGAACGAGTTCGAGTTTGCGCCGCGTTCACATCCTCGTGGCGACGTGTACGTCGTCGGACGCATGGCGCGCCCTGACACCGACAAGTGGTCCAGCAACACCTGGCCGATCTATTCGGCCATCCAGTACGCCAACAAACGGGCGTTGATGCTTGGTATGGACAGCCGAACTCACGAAAAGCTGGGCGCATCGCCCGTGTTCGCCGATTGCCTCAAGCCGATGGCGATCTCGGTCCAGCAATTCCTTTCGACGCTCCACTGCCTGTTGCCGATCAACGGTGGTGCCCGTGAGAACTGGCCAAGAGCGGGACTCGAAGCGATGGCAGCCGGCGTTCCGATCGTCGCTCAGAACGACTGGGGCTGGCGAGAAATGATCGAGCACGGCGTGACCGGTTTTCTTGGCAGCGACGATTGCGAACTGGCGCATTACGCGGCGATGCTCGCTCACGACGAGGATCTCAGGCAGCGGATCATCCACGCGGCGCACGATCGACTCGTGAACGAGCTGGCCAATCCCAACGTGATCTGGGAGGCGTGGAAGCGACTGTTCCGATCCGTGGGCCAGTACGTCAGCGATGTCGATGGCATCCCGCACGCCCATACCTATGCAGGGACGCTGGGCGTCGAGGAGTTCGCATGAGCACGATTCCCGACTACACGCCAAAGAGCAATGAAGCGGAGTGGCACATCACCTACCGCTGTGATTTGGCTTGCCCGAATTGCAATCGCCTTTGTTTCCTGCCACCTACCACACCCGACATGACGCTCGATGACGCCCGCGAGTTCAATCGCCAGGCCCGTGAACTGAACTGGTTCCCAAAAATCGTGGTCCTCGGCGGCGAACCAACTCTGCATCGTGACCTGTTCGAGTTCATCGAGATCGCCAACGAACTGAGCCCCGGTCGGGTTGAGGTTTGGTCGAACGGCTATCGTGACGCCGCAAAGGACGAACTGGCGAGGATTCGAGCCGAGGGGAAAGCCAAGGTCTGCGAGGAGACGATCAAAGCCGACGGCTGCATGGTGTTGCCGCAAGCGGACTTCTTCCTGGCACCCAAAGATTTCGGTGTCATCAACCATCGCCCCTGCCACAACCATGCGGCGCTCGGTTGCGGGATCTCCGTCGATGCGGGCGGCTACGCGATCTGCTCGATCGGTGGGGCCATCGACAGCGTGCTCGACCTCAAAGTTCGCACGCGACAGCTCAAGGATCTGTTCGATCCCGAGTTCGCCCACCAGCAGACCTGTTCACTTTGCGATGTCTGCGGGCGGGAGCTTGGAATCACCAGCCACCACATCGCCAAGAGCCAGGTCATGCACGGCTCGTTGATGTCACCGACCTGGCAAGCTGCGGTCAAACGCATTGAGCAGCGCAAGAAGAAGGAGGAGTCAACATGAATCCATTTGCGACCCACATGCCGCTGTTGCTGGCTTGCCTTCGCTGAACGTCCGGCCCGGTGCTGGAACTCGGGAGCGATTGGTTCAGCACGCCGCTGGTGGCTGCATTCGCGACAGACCGGCTGGTGCGGACCGTTGAGACCGATCCGGAGTGGTACGACCGCATTTCCCGCGTTTGCACCTACCAGCCGATCACAAGGCATCGCCACCAAATTGTGTTCGTACCCGACTACAACGACGCGCCCATGGATGACCACCAGTGGTCGGTCGTGTTACTTGACCACGAGCCACCGCCACGGCGCGGCGTCGACGCGTTGCGGCTCAAGGATCGCAGCGGATTGATCATCGGCCACGACTCCGAACATCCGGACTACGGCTACAGTCCAGCATTCGTCACCTTCAAGTATCGCTTCACGCTTTCCAAAATCTTTCCCTGGACGACGGTCGTCAGCGATACCGATCCGCTCGATTGGATCGAGGACGCACTGCGTCCCCTGTGGTGATCCCATGAAGCTTGCCGCACTTTGCTGCACCTACCTTCGACCCGCGGGACTCGGCCAGTTGATCGAGTGCTTCCTGCGTCAGGACTACCCGCGCGAACTGCGGGAACTGGTGATCCTGGACGACGCCGGCCAGTACGAGAACCAGTCTGGTGATGGCTGGCGTTTGGTGTCGATTCCGAGACGATTTCGTTCGTTGGGCGAGAAACGCAACGCCTGTGCGGCTCTGGCGTCGCCGGACACCGAAGGTTTTCTGGTGGCCGATGACGACGACATCTATTTGCCCCATTGGTTTCGCACTCAGGCCGAAGCGTTGAAGCGCGCCGAATGGTCGCATCCAGGACTGGTGCTCGTCGAGCACAATGACGGGCTGCGGGAATGCGATACGGGAGGTCTGTATCACGGAGGCTGGGCGTTTCGTCGAGAGGCTTTCTATCGCGTGCGTGGTTACGGTCCCCACAACAATGGCGAAGATCAGGAGCTGGCCGATCGCCTTGGTGCAGCAGGCATCACGCAGTGCGACCCGTGCGAGTTCGCTGCGCCGTTCTACATCTATCGCTACGACAACGGCAGTTACCACCTCAGCTACATGGACGACAATGGTTATCGAGAGCTCGGTCTTGGAGCCTTTCCCAGCAAAAACAGCATCCCGGTTGGCTGGTCACGCGATTGGGACAAACTGCCGGTGCTCCGTCGCTTCTCGTTCGCGCCGCATGTGAACCCGCGTGATGACAAGATGCCCGTGGAACTGATCGGTCCGATCGACGCGCCCGGCGGCAACGGTCCGACGAACGGCATGTACGCGCTGCAGAAAGCACTTCGAAAGCGAATCGCCGAGGGACTCGATTGGCTCTCGATCAAGTCGCTGCCGGCCAGTAAAGGTGCATTGCCATGGTTCTGGCACTGGGACGATCGTCGCTACGCGATGTGGTGGGACGCAGAAGGCCAGCCGTTTGTGCAGGGACCCAACATGCTCTACACCGACTCGGGGGCACCCCGAATCGATCGCGAGGAGTGCGCGTTGCTCGACGCCGTCAACTGCCGGGCAATGTTCTGCCACAGCGAGTGGTATCGCGACCTGATCGCCAAACACCGAGGACCAGCCAACCAGTCGCCAATCGTGCTCTGGCCTTACCCGATCGATCCATGGCCGGGCGAACCGCTCCCCGATGAGTACGACCTGCTGATCTACGCCAAGAACGGGCATCGTCCGCAACTGCTCGAGCACCTGGCGGAACTCTTCCCTAGGCACGTCCAGATCCACTACGGTCGCTACCGCCGGGAAGAGCTGTTCGAGGCCGCCCGTCGCTCGCGAGCGTGTGCTTACCTCGCGGACGACGACCACGGTCCGCTGGCCCTCCAGGAGATTCTGCTGGCCGGCTGCCCCACAGTCGGCGTCCCCACGGGAGCCTCGTTCGTCCGCGATGGCGTGACCGGTTTCGTGGTCGATCGGCTGCCTCCCGGCCGCCAGTGCGTGGAGACCGACGCGGACCAACTGGCCCTGACGGTCTATCTCGACGCCGTCGCCCGAGCCCAGAATCTGGACCGCCATGCCGTCCGAGCAGCATCTGAGCAAGCGTTCAGTTCCGACGCGATCGTCGAAGGTTTGATCGCGGCGTTGGATCGGCATCGGGCATTCGCCTGCGGACCGGCAAGGTGAATCAAGCCCGATTTTTCAGGGAATTTCTTTCCCCGCGTGACCAAAGGTGTCACGAGCCCAGGCGATGCTGGCTCAA